TAAGCTCTTAGCTCTTCCTGCTTACGTAAGCAAATGACCAAGCATTGAATATACCTGGCACGCGGTCGAGATTTGCTCGTGACCAGCTTGCCTGGTCCGAGCGCGAGACACGTGCTACAGGCAACGCTCCTGCCCAAACAGCCCAGACCAAGATATATTCTAGCCCCGCAGGGATGTGAAGGAAAGTATGACTCACCTCGTTGCCGATCAGCTCCAAGAGCGACCTCTCGCCAGACAGCCAACTCAGGTACCATTCCGAGCTCAAATTCGATCCCGGCGGGATGTTCGTATTGAACAGGAGCGGGTCGGTACTTCCAGTTCGCATATGCTCGGAGGCTGTTGTAATTGGTGCACAACGAACGTGGATCCAGTCGTGCAACACATTCCCAAAACTCTCCCTCACTTTCTTGACTGACAATAATGCTCCACGAAGACACATCTTCGTAAACTCCTCTTCCGCTCGGCCGAGGTAGCCCTCCAGCGACCACGTCTCCATCTTTGATCGCATAGTCATAACCGCCCTCCGGCCTTCCTCGAGATGCTTCAATGTTAGGGTGGAAGCCTCCAACATCAAAGACATCGGGTCTTCGGGATCGAAACTTGCGGGAGAAATCGCAGAAAGCATGGAGATGAGTACCCCCATCAGCGTGATGCTCTCGTCCAATGATACACTCACCACCAAGGAACGCCAAATGGTCATTAACGGCCCATGCATCAAGGTCGCCGCACTGTGCGTAGGTAAGGAGGACATATCGAGCTTGGAATTGGAATTGCTTGGGAGGCATGAAAGTGTTCTGGCAAACTAATACTATAGCCAGAACACGGACTCACGAAGCGACCAACGTGTATAAATACCCCCCCTCGGCCCCCCATTATTGTCTATGACACATCAAAATGGCCTACAGGATTCCCGGCCGTCGATCACTCGCCCGAGGTCGCCGACCTGGTGGACGCTCAACAAGACGCCCCCGACGTTACACCGCGAAGAAGCGAACCTATCGCAAGCGCAAGATGACCAAGCGCAAGCTCATCAATGTCATGAGTCGGAAAAAGCGGGACAGTATGCTGTCAGCGGCGTTCGAAGGCACCAACCCCTCACCGGAATCCCCCCTAACACCCGGCACCTCGCTCACAATGAACCAATCAAATGAGAATAGTCGTGTCCACATGACTCTCGCCAATGTTAGCCACCGCTACCTTGTTCCCAACAATGCAGCTTATCGGGCCTTCCGAACCGATACGAGAACGTATGTCAAAGGCTTTAGTCAGACATACACTATTATCCCCAACTCGTCATCTGCCTGGTGGCACCGTCGCATAATGTTTGCGTCGAAGGAGCTGTTCACAACAGTCGAAGTACAGCAAAACATCGGTGTGCAACCCTATCTCGGAACGACCGCAACATCGCTGCCCATGCGAGACTTGGGCAACATCACCGAAGGCCCTTACAACGATTTACGTAATGCCGTGCTAGACAAGCTGTTTAGCGGCACTGGTGGCGTTGATTGGATTTCCCCATTTAGAGCCAAGACGGATAAAACACGAGTCACCATTCTTTCAGACCGCTCTTTCAATTACAGCTCCGGTAATGAGGTACCCAAGCCGGTTATCCGGAAGATGTATGACTCAATCAATCGCACTGTCGTGTACGACGACGATGAGGACGGTCTTAGCATGACGCCATCTCCACTTAGCGTTGACTCAAAGTCCGGATTAGGCAACATTTACGTAGCCGATTTCTATTTTTGTCCAGCGCCTGATGATGCAGCGGACGCCTTGATTGTGTCATCTCAATCTACGTACTATTGGCACGAAAAATAGCGTGATCCAACTCCACAAAAATACAATTTCCCTCCAACCATTTGATGTCCCCCTCGATTGATGCCTGCTTGCCCATGCTAGTGTAATTGTTGATGCCATCACGTAATTCCTCTCGAGGATCACGATTGGCCAACCAGATAACAGGTTTTCCCCAAGGCATCTGAATCGGGTCCTTGTACAATTTCTTGACAGTGACCACAGACTGACAACCAAACCACTCTTTCCACCCGTGAAAGAACTCAAGACCACCTCTCATGTCATCGAAAACAGCGTATTCGGCGTCGGGACCATCTCGGAGGAGAACCTCACCTGACATCTGTCCGATAGTGTAGATGTGGGTCCCAAGGGAACGAGCCCATAGCGTCTTTCCCAATCTAGTATCGCCGTAGATGACTAAGCTCTTAGCTCTTCCTGCTTACGTAAGCAAATGACCAAGCATTGAATATACCTGGCACGCGGTCGAGATTTGCTCGTGACCAGCTTGCCTGGTCCGAGCGCGAGACACGTGCTACAGG